TCTGATTGCATGATTACCGTTGCTGATGACGATTCCTATCTTATGATTGACACAAATCCGTTCAACTACAAGGACGGAGACTCGAGCTTGATCGAGACAGGCCTCGACCATATCGAGACGATTAACAAGGCACTGGACTTGCCTGACTGGCTCTATGAAGAAATGCTGAAAACTCGAGCTTTGGACGGGCGTCAAAAAGAATCCTTTGACAATGTAACTGTGACTTGGTCTTATCATCCGGACCAGGGCATGGAAGTCATCTACCGCACAAACAACTAAATAAAAAGGTCCCTCCACCGGTGTTACCAGCACCAGTGGAGGGACCCCGAACCGCTTGCCGGATGGCGTCACGGTCCTACAGAATTGCGACTCTGCACAAACTATGATACCACCTCCGGGCAGGCTTGTCAAAGTGTATCTGTGGAGGTGCATTTTATGGGAAAACGAACCAATACAGCCACCTGGCTGCCGAACCAGCAGCGCTGGCAGATCAACGTCCAAAAGAATGGTGTGCGCAGATCCTTTACCAGCTCAAAGCCCGGCCGCATCGGCCAGCGTGAAGCCAATGCAAAGGCGGACGCATGGCTGGATGACGGCATCAGCAATACTCGGATGCTGGTAGAAGCAGCCTATCCGCAGTGGATCGGCGAGCTGAAATTGACCACCAGCCGCTCCAACTGGGAACCGATCCAGAGCCGGTGGAACGTCTGGGTGCGTCCAGTCATTGGCCGGAGGCGTGTGGGAGACCTGACGGAACAACAGCTGCAAGCCATCATCAACAAAGGATTTGCAGGAGGACTGAGCAAAAAATACCTTTCCAACATGTGCACGGATTTGACCATGTTCTGCAAATGGCTGCGCCTGAGCAAAATGTCCACTCTGCGGCCGGAAGAACTGCATGTGCCAAAGGGTGCACGCTCCAAGGAAAAAGAAATATTGCAGCCGGAGGATCTGCGTACACTTTTTGAGGTGGACACTACGATCCTGGACGGCAAACCGATCGAGGATCCTTATGTCAATGCGTACAGGTTTAGCGTTGTGACTGGCCTTCGTCCGGGCGAGCTGATCGGACTGAGCTGGAAGGACGTTAAGGGTGGCCGGGTGAAGATCCGGCGAGCTATAAACACCCGTGGCGAGGAAACCCACGGTAAGAACGACAACGCTGTGCGTGCCTTTGTACTCACCGATAGTGCGGCCGCTATTCTGCAGGCACAGAAAAAGCTGACAGGCGGGCAGGAGAGCGTGTTTTGCATCTCCTGTGAGGACACCTATAGAAAATATTGGCGGCGCTACTGCGAGGCCAACGGCCTGCACTATGTCCCGCCGTATAATCTCCGGCACACGTTTGTATCACTGGCAAAAACGCTGCCAGAGGGGCAAGTCAAGCCCTTGGTTGGCCACTCCCGCCAAATGGACACATTCGGAATCTACGCGCATCTTATTCATGGCGAGGATGTGCAGACTGCCGCCGACCTGGACAACGTCCTCAGCCGAATCCTTGATCCGGAAAACCTTGAAAGATAACACATTTTGTAACACACTTCTATTTCTCGCACCGTGTTTGCGGTTTCATTCCCGGAAAAGCAAATTTCAGAATTTGACGGGAATACGTTGAATGCACATGCTGGGTTTTCGCCGGAAAAGTTCTGGACCGGGTTCGACCCCCGTCGGCGGCATGAAGAAAAGCACGTTGATTCACAAAAAATCAACGTGCTTTTTGATTTAATAACCCATTTGGTAACCCGCTTTTAAAATAAAATGGTGATTATTATGAATATTTCCGAGGAAAAACGCACACAAATCTGTGCAGCACTTGCCAAGGCGCAGCAGGACATCAAGCGCATACAGGCCGCGGGTGTTATGGATATCTCGGAAGTGGAGCGTATTTGCCGTGCGCTGCAGGACGTGGTGCAGGAACTCCGCATTCTGATCGACCAATAAATGCAAAAACAGCCCCGTGGAACCGGAATCACCGGAACCACGGGGCTGTTTTCATGCTATGCGGCCTTTCGGCCTGCCGCCGGGGCGGCTAAGTAGTGCGGCTGGCTTACTTGCCGATCTGGCTCTTCTTGTCCTCCAGGTACTTGTCCGCCTGGATTGCGGCGGTGGTGAAGCTGTTGTTCTTCCACCAGGCAATCAGCGCGGCCACCGTGGTGATGCCAGCGGTGACCAGCTGCTCCACGGTGGCGCTCTCGATGGGCAGCACGGGCTTGCCGCAGGCGCTGAGGATCTGGTTAGTCAGGGCCAGCAGCAGGACAGCAGTGCGGGTGATGGTACCGGCGGAGATGGTGGGTGCGGTGTAGGTGTGTGCGTTCATAGTCAGTTCCTTTCTCTTTCGTGTTCGTCTGCTTCTAAATCAGCGATGCGGTGGTTGGCCACCTTCATCTGCTCTTCCAAAATGGGGACGCGGCGGGCAAAATTGTTGTGCTCGCGCACCTCGCGGGTCAGCTCTTCGAGCTTTGTGTCGGTCACGGCCTGACTGCGGCTGTTGGCGATCAGCACTCCGATCAGGGTCACGGCACCGGCAAGGATAGCTGAGATGATGCTCTCCATTGGTATCACCCCCTTACTGCGTCCATCTGCTTTTGTTGGGCCGGGTGTCCACATGTACCCAGCCTTTGGTGCGTCCGGCCTTGACCGGGTAGCGGCCCACGCCGCCCCAAGTGGGCAGCAGGCTTTCGGCGTAGGCGGCCACGTCCTCGACGGACACGCCCGCCACCTGGATGTCCGCTGCCTTGCCCAGCAGGTGCTGGCTGGATTTGGAGCCGCCGACGGCGGTGTTGTGGGTGCCGGTGCGGTAGCCGCTGGTGATGGTGACCGCCTTGCCGAAGTGCTCCCGGATGGCCTGCAGCAGCACCACGAGGGTCTGGTCGATCATGATAGCGTCGCTGCCGTCCCGGCACCGGAACTCCCGCACCTTAAAGGCCGGGGACAGCTGCTTGGCACCGTCCTTGGCGAGGCTGTACTGTTTGATTGCCATTTTGTCACGTCCTTTCTGTTTCGTCAGGTTCTTCTGTTTCTTCGTCCTGCTCGGATACTGCGGAGATGCCGTTTGCGGCCAGTAGCGTGTCAATATCGTCAAGGTATTTGGCGATTTTTCCAAGTGTCACGTTAAGGTTTTCACCGCTCACGATTTTTGACCGCGCGGACGGCTTCGTAAAGGTTACTTTACATACGTTCACATAGCCGGAAAACGACTGTGCTGCTACTTCTGCCGGGAAAGTTGCATTTCTGGCGTAGTCGTACTTGTATAGATGACCAGACTTTGCAAGTTCCGAGTTTACCATCCAGTTCGTGACGCCGATAAACAGGAGGTTTAACAGGGCAAGATTTCCTTTGCTTCCGCCCGAAGTCGGAGGCTGTCCGGCCTGGAACGTCAGCCGGATGGAGTTGGTCTGATGTACCTGATCCGGTGATCCCCCGAATTGATTTTGTAAAGGAATCTCATTCCAGCCGCTCCATCCTTCGATGTTATTGGTCGATATCACGGCAAAGTCATCTGGTGCCCCGATCAGGCTTTGTTCGATTGTGACGGTACACTTTTGGGAGCCGTTCCTTGACACATTGAGCAGGATGGACCTTAGCGCTGTATACACATTGCAGTCATTTGCGGTGACCGTCACGCGGAGCCGGTCATCTACGGTCGCATAACGTTCACGGTTATCCACTTTTCCGATGGTCAGATTCGCGCCCAGTGATTCGGAGAGCAGCTGTATCTTGTTTTGGTTGTTGCACCCGTAGTCCTCCCAAGTGTCACCGCCGTCAGTGCTGTACTCGACTTTCACGCCTGCGGGATCGCACAGTTCAAACTTGTTGCTGCCGATGGCTCCGATCAGAGCCGCCGAGACCGGGGACACATCGCCTACAACGGCGCTGCCCCCCCAACCGACGTCTGTAGCGTACACGTTGCCGGGCGACGAGCCGGGGACCCCCTGTGGCCCAACTGGGCCCTGTGCTCCGGTGTCTCCCTTTTCACCGCGCTCACCTTGTGGCCCCTGCTCACCCTGTGGGCCGCGCTCGCCGGTGTCTCCCTTCGGTCCCTGTGGGCCTGCCGGGCCTTGCGGTCCCACCGCACCGGTGTCTCCTTTGTCGCCCTTGAGACCCTGCGGCCCGGTTTCTCCGGTGTCACCTTTGGGGCCTTGAGGGCCTGTCTCGCCCTGCGGGCCGACCGGGCCGATGGGGCCAGTGTCGCCCTTCTCGCCTTTGAAGTCACCGCTTGCGATGCCGTTCTTCAGCTCCTGCAGACTGCCAGCGGCTGCCTGAGCGCTCTTGCCTGCATTGCCAGCACTGGCGGCGGCTTCACTGGCGGCCGTCTGTGCGTCGGTCTTGGCCTGCTCTGCGGCGGTGGCATCGGTGTGCACGGCCCCCACCAGCTCCTGCCAGGCAGGTGTGCCAGGCTCCGGCATGCTGCCGTCCTCCGTGCCGCTGTTGGCACTGACACGATACCGCAGGTCTGCACTGGTGACGGTGCGGGTGCCATCTGAGCCCTCAAAGGTGATGCAGCCATTGCCGGGTTGGGCGGTCACGCTGGCAGGCACGGCCACATAGCCGTCCTTCACCAGCGTGGACGCCGGTGCCCCGCCGCCCGGCAGGTGCCAGAATGCCCGGATGGTCAGCCCTGCCCACTCGCCGGATGCGGTGACGTTGAGCCGGTACACGCCCTTGTTTTTGGTGTAGCCAAGACACAAAAAACTACCATAGCCGGGTAACTGTATATGACCGTTACTGGTTAGCGTCACAGGTAAGTCGATCATGAGCTCACTCCTCACTCTTTTCGCCGGTCTTTTCGACCAGCAGGGCTTCCACGGTGCTGCGCAGACGGGCGGGCACCTCGTCCAGCGTCTTGATACCCTTGCGGATCAGGGCTGCATAAATTTTCGCCATCAATTTTCCTCCTTTTCTTCGTACAGCTCGCACATGGCCACCTGAAGATCGGTGACACTGCTCTCCACGGCGGTCACCTGCGTCAGCAGGTCCGCCAGGGTGGGGTAGTGGTAGCCGGTGAGCCAGATCTCTACGGTGTAGCCGCCGGTCGACGTTTCTGTTGCAAAGTGCAGGGTCCCGTTTGTCTGGAAAGTCGTGTTGGATGCGAAAATTCCAGTGCCATTTCCGTAGTTATGATTGGCGGTGCCGCCTTTTGCAATGTCTACTTCCTCGCCGTACCCGCCGGTACTGCTGTTATATTTCGTCTTGACGTGCACGTAGTCCAGGCCGTCTGGCATTTTGATATCGTAGGTCTTCCACCTTTTTCCGGTTTCTTCGTAGTGGTTCCACACCAGCCGGGGCTCCGACTTTACCGCCACGGCGGCAGCGATCTTGTCATTGAGCGTTTTGGCGCTGAGGGTGCCGTCCGGGGCGATGTCCAGCGCTTCGCCCACTTTCACGCCGCCCAGCTGGTCCGCCGTAGCGGCAGGCAAGGTGTAAGGCGTGCCGAATTTCGCGTCGGCCTGCTCTTTGGTGTAGAAGCTGCCGGAATCCACCGCCTTGATGCTCTCCGCAAGCTGCTGCAGCTGGGCGTTGCCGCTCTGCTGCATGGCGGTGAGGATGGCGGTGTACTGGGCCAGCAGTGTCTCGGTGGGGATGCCGGTGACGCCGTCCCGCATGAGGCCGCAGACGGCCTCATCGGTGCGGGTGTCGGTGATGTCTGCGGAGGTGACCGCCGCCGACCCCGCCGGGACAGAGATCGTGCACAGGCCCAGCTCGTACTGGTTGTGGTTCTGCAGGATGTCGGGCGGCTGAGCGGCCACGGCAGGCGTGCCGGTCTTGAGTCGGATGGCGGTGAGGTTGGACGACGTATCAAACTGCAGCACCACACGATCCACCCGGTTGAGGGTGTTGTCGGCGTCGGGCACGGTCAGCACCGTGTCCTCCCGGCTGCAAACGGACACGCCTTTGAAGTCGTCGTAGTTGATCCAGGCAAGGCCCGGGGCAATGGTGATCTGCCGGGTGCCGGTGATGCTGACGGCGAAATTGCTGTCCTTTGCGTAGACGCCGGACGTGCGGGTGCACAGGTAGGTGGCTACATCTTCGGCACTGTAGGTCACGCCGTCCAGCGGATAGGTAATGATGCTCATGTGTTTTTCCTCCTGAGGATGGGGGTGCCGATCTCGGTACTGACCATATTTTCACCCTTCTGAGACTGCAGGGTCACCGACGTGATGCGGGCCGCTGCCTGGATGTCGGTGCCGGGCAGGCTGGCCGCCACCACCTTGCCCACCGTCACGGGGCCGGTGGGGGTGAACTCAAAATTCTCCAGCCGGGTGTGCTTCGCCAGCTCCTGCTCGCCCAGCGTGCGCAGGGCGGCAAGGTACTCGCTCTGGGACTGGCCGTCCTCCTTTTTCTTGCTGGAGGCATCCAGCAGCATCTCCCGCCGGGCCGTCCCGGTGTTGTCGGTGGCCCCCACGGTCACCGTGCCGTCGGCCCCCACCACGGTGCAGATGTTCTTGTAGTCCGTGATGCTCTCGGTATAGGCCAGGTCGGTCAGGTTGCCGTACTGGGGCGCATAGCGGGCGTTGGGGTCCAGCTTGGGCCGGTACAGCTCAAACAGCAGCTTGTTCTGCTGCTGGTCGAACCGCACCCGGAAGCCGATGTCCAGCTCCTGGCACACCTGCTCTGCAATGCTCAGCAGGCTGCCGGGCTTGACCTCTCCGGCGTAGGCGTCGGCCAGACCGGCCGGGTCGCCCAGCTCCAGGCAGGGCCATGCGGCGGCCCCGGACACCAGACCACGCAGCGTGTCCTCCACGGCAAAGCTGCTCAGGGTGCCCGTGCTGACCCGCTCGTCGAGGATGCAGGCGGCGTCCTTGGTGTAGAGGACCAGCTTGTGATCGGCTTTCTGGGCCGACACGACGCGCATGAGCCGGTCGCTGCCGACCAGCCAGAGATAACGGTCCGGGCGGCAGAGGGCCTGCAGGGCGGTGGTGTCGTGGAGCTCCAGCTGAGCCCCCTGCACGTTGCTGTAGACGTTGTAGCGCTCCGGCCAGACCAGAGACAGCCAGCTCTCGATGCGGCCCAGCAGCTCCAGCCGGTCGTTATAGACGCAGAGGCTCTTGTACCCGGATGCCGTCAGGGCGGATGTGATCTCAGCCATTGGAACCCTCCGTGATGATCGTGGTAAATGCGGCATGCATGGTCAGCGACAGAAACAGCCAGCCGTCGCCGGAATCCGCCGTGCGCTGCCATGCCTGCGCCCCGTGGTATACCGTCCAGAGGGTGCTGCTGCCGTCCAGCAACGAAAGGACGTCGTAGCCTTTGCCGTCGATGACCCGCTCCACCCGGAGCTCGCCGTTTTCCCGGTAGACCTGCAGCTCGTCACCGTCCTGCAGGGTCGTGATGAAGCGCAGATATTCGCCGGTCTCCGGGTTGATGACGCCGGGGTTGACCACCTCGCCCCGGGCGGTCAGCGAGAGCTGCCAGCTCCGGGTGTCCAGACCGCTGTTGAGGATGCGGATGTAGCTGGCCTGTTCCCGGATGCCGTACTGATGCGAGGTGTAGCACACCGGCAGCCGGAACACGGGCGTTACCTTGATGGTGGCTGCCGTGGTCTTGGCCACACTGTGCCAGTAGGGGTTCGGGCAGTAGAGCTGGAAACTGAAGGTTGGCCACAGCACTGCCGGCGAAATGGCCGGGCAGCGCTGCACCTCGGCGTCACACCAGTATTTTCCGGCCACGGTCAGGCGGCCGGTGACGCCGGGAGCAAAAATGTCCCGTAGCTGGCGCTTGCAGTAGTCGGCGTTGCGCAGGATGCGCCCGGTGATGGTGCGGGTGACGCCGGAAATACTCCGGCTGTCCACGGTGGCACCCACCTGCTGGTAGCCCTGGCTGGTCTCCAGCTCCACGGGCAGGTCGCCCAGCGGGTCGCAGCTCCACAGCACGCCGGCGGCATAGCCAAAAGCGAAGCTCTGGCCGGTGCCAGTGGTAAAAACAGCATCAAACACCCTGCAGCACCGCCCTTCTCTGCTCATACTGCGCTTCACGCATCAGGTCGGCAGCCGTCTGCGCTTTGCTGTAAATGTACTGATTCACCTCGATGTTGGGCCGCTGGGTGCGCTGGGGCAGGCTGCGGGGCTGCTCGTAGTCCCATAGGGTGCCGGAGGCCCTCACAGTGCTGCCCGCCGTGCTGCCGGAGCTGGTGTGCTTGCGCTTGAACGCCACGCCCAGCCCCACGGTGATGGCGGCAATGGCGGCCACCAGAGCCGCGCCGGCGGCGATCATGGCAATGCCCTGAGGCGTGCCGATGCCGGTGGGCAGCAGTGCTGCGCCGATGGCCTGCAGCATTCCCACAAAGGCAGAGCCAATGGTGGAGATGAGGGCGCCCAGGGCGCTGTAAATGGCCGGGAATGCCGACAGCAGTCCGCCGGACAGTGCCGTGCTGATGCTGGTGGCTGCAGCGCCCAGCGGAGCCTTGAGGGAGGCAAAGGTGCCGGTGAGGATCTGGGCCAGACTGCCGGCCTGATCCACGATGCTGCCAAATCCGCTGGTGACACCCTGGGCGATCTGCCCGCCGAGGTTCCACGCCCCCTGCGAGACGCCCTGCACGCCCTTGAGCAATACGCCGTTGATTTGCTGGATGAGGCTGGTGCCCAGCTTGTCGATCCATTGCTTGGCTTCCGGGGCAAGGCCGGTGTAGATCGTAGACAGCACCCACTCGCCCACGCTCTTCCAGTCCTGTTTCTTGATGGCGGTCACCAGCGTGTCGAAGGTGCCCAGGATGCCCTTGTCGGCCTCTTCCTGCCAGCCTTTCAGCAGGCCGGAGAAGGTGTTGGCGCTGGCTTCCTTGATGGTCTCGGCGGTGGTCCTGGCCCCGTCTGCGGCAATGGTCTCCACCTGCTCTTTGGTCACCAGCATTCCGTTGACGATGTCGGTGCAGGTCTTGGTGATGATCTGCTTTTGCTGGGTCGTTTCATCGGTCAGCGTCTCGGTGACGGTCTGGGTGGAGGTCCTGACGCCGTCCACGACGGAATCAAAGGTCGAGGTGACCGTGTCCCGGACGGTGGCAGCGATCTCTTCATAGGTCTTCTGGGTCTGGGCCGTGGTCTTGCCGTGGTCGGTGACATACTTGGTGACAGTCTTGTAGTTTTTCACCACGCCGTTCACCATCTCCTTGCCGGATTCGGTCACGGTGCGGGTCAGCCGGTCATACTCCTCGCTGCCCTTGCGCAGGTGCTCGGTGAGCTCGGTGGTCTGGATGGTCACCTTGCCCAGGGCGTTGGTGGTGTCGGTGTGGCCTGCGTCCTGCAGGGACCACAGCAGGGTCTCGGCGGCCTGTGCGGCGACCTTGGTCTTTTTGGCCGCCTTGGTGGCGGCGTCCCCGGACTTGGTATAGGCCGGGACGACCACCTCCGCCATGGACTGGGCGCTGTCGGCCACGTCGGCGTTGGCGTCCGCCCAGACGGAGGACCAGTCGTTCCCGCTGGCGGTTTTAGCAATGGTGGCACCGGCGGTGGCTGCGATGGCTCCTGCACCAACCGCACCGCCTTTGCCGGTGAGGCCGTTGATAAAGCTCTGGATAAGGTTCTTGCCCCACTGCACCGCCTGCGAGGGCAGGCTCTTGATCCAGGCAAGCGCACTGGAAAAGCCGCCCTTGAAGGCGTTCAGCAGGCTGGAGCCCATGCTCTTCACGCCATTGGCCACACCGGTGAGGATGGTCTTGCCGATGTTCAGCCAGTTGATGGCCGAGATGACCGACAGCACCGCCTCCAGGATCTTTTTCCAGTTGGCCAGCAGACTGGGCACGGTCTGTACAAGACCGGCGATCAGCTGCACGATGATGGACACGCCCTGCGCCAGGATCTTGGGCATGTTATCGTTGATGACCCCGCAGATGTTGATGATGATGTCGGGCACATAGGCGATCAGGTCCGGCAGGCCTGCGATCAGGCCGTTCAGCAGCTGGGTGATGAGGTTCAGACCGGCGTCCACGAACACACCGGCGTTGGCCCGCAATTCCTCGGTGAACTGCAGCAGCTGCGGCAGGGCATTGGACAGAAAATCCGGGATGCCCTGGGTGAAGCCCTCCGCCAGCGAGGTGACCAGCTGGGTGCCGGATTGCAAAATCTCGGGCACCAGTGTATACACCAGCTCCGGGATGCCCGCCAGCACGTTGCCGATCATGGGCAGCAGGTTGCCCACAAGGAAGGTCTGGGCCGTTTCCACCAGCCCCTGCAGGGGGGCGGTGAGATCGGCACCGGTGGACCAGTCGGCCAGCACGTTCTCGGCGGCAGCTTTCATGGCCGCAAAGCTGCCGGTCAGGGTGGTGGATGCCTCCTTGGCCGTGGTGCCGGTGATGTCCATCTCCTGCTGGATGACATGGATGGCGCTGTACATGTCGGCCAGATTGCCCAGATCGTACTTCACGCCGGAGATCTTGGTGGCGTCGTTCAACAGCCGCTGCATCTCGGCCTGTGTGCCGCCGTAGCCGAGCTTGAGGTTATCCAGCATGGTGTAATTCTGCTTGGCAAAGCCCTGATAGGCGTTCTGGATATCCTGCATATCCGTGCCCATCTTGTTGGCGTTGTCGGCCATATCCACCATGGCCATGTTGGCAAGCTGGGCGGCGGCGTTGGTGTCCTGGCTGACGCTGGACAGCAGGCTGGCCGCAAAGCTGGTGGTCTGCTCCATGTAGTCGTTGGCCGAAAGCCCCACGGTCCGGTATGCCTGCGCGGCGTACTCCTTGACCGTGTCGGCACTGTCCTTGAACAGCGTTTCCACGCCGCCAAGGCTCTGCTGCAGGGCACCGCCCATGTTGATGGAATCCGAGATGATCTTGCCGATGCCGGCCGCCGCGATCACTTTCTTCAGGGTGCCCACCAGCTGGGCACCGAGGGACTGTCCGGCGGCGTCACCGGCTGCCGCAGGCTCCCCGCCCAGGGCTTCGGTGATCTTGCCCTGGATGCCCTCTGCCGAGGGCACGATCTGCACATACGCTTTTGCCAGCTCAATGCCGTCCGGCATGGTCATCCACCTCCTTTCAGGGCCGCAAGGGCGGCCTCAAACTCTTCCGGGCTGTCGTAGCTCTGCACGTCGGTATCGCTGTCCGCGGACAGGCCGTGCAGGTCTGCCAGCACAGAGGGCACCGTCCGGGTGTCGTTGCTCAGGCCCCACAGGATCTGCGTCAGGCGGTCGGCGGTGTAGGCTTGCAGCTCGATGTGCAGCGGCACGGTCTTGCCGCTGGCCTTCATCATGCTGCGGCTGTCCTCCGGCAGGCCGGCAGCAAGGGTAGCCACCAGACGCAGCGGCAGGCTGCGCCAGTCCAGCACATGGTAATATTGCGCGAAATCGCAGATGAGCGCGTCCTCGTCCGATGCGATCAGTTCGGCGAGGATGCAGAGTTTTTTCCGGCGGAAAAGCTGGTCAGCAGCTCATTCAGGGCCTGCGCCACCGCCTGGGGCGGCACACGGCCCTTGTCGTTGCGCAGGTGGTCGTAGAGCTTCTTGCGGCCCTCGGTGCCCAGCAGGCGCTCGGTCAGGTGGCTCATGCTGAACACGTTGCCGTCCTGCATGCCGGAAATGGCGTCGAACAGCTCCTGATCCTCCAGGGCGTCGTCCTCCAGCTCGATGGAAAAGCCGGATTCAGTCTTTGCAGTGATCATGCCTGCACCTCCTTGGTCTTGGCAGCGGCCTGGGCGGCAGCAGTGCCGCCCAGAATGTACTCGTAATGGGTGTTGCCCTGGGCATCCGGCACGGCGGTCAGGGTGGTGTTGTAACCCACGGCGCTCTTGGCGTAGGTGATATCGCCCACGGCGGTGACGGCGGCATCCGGGATGACGATGCGCTTGACCGCCTTGTTCTTCATCACCATCTCAATGACCCAGCTGCAGTCCTTCTGCTCGGAGGAGTTTGCCTTGACCGTGATGCCGGTGTCCAGCGTGCCGGTGACGTTGTCGTCGCCGTACACGGACTTGAGCACCTCCACGTTCAGGGCCTCCAGCAGGGTGTACTGGAAGGTGTCGGGCTTCTCGGTCTGCTGGGTCAGCACGGTGTCGCCGCCCCAGGCGTTGGTGTTCTCGCTGGAGGGCGAGTTGCTGTTGGTCACGCCGTCCTCGGAGGCGTAGCCCAGGCACTTAAAAGCCTTGTCCAGTTCGGTCTTGGCGTCGGTGGGCAGCGGGGTGCCCAGCGGGGCACGCCAGATGGCACCGCCCACTTTGGGCTTGGCGGCGGTTACTTTGGTTGCGTCTGCCATGTGTAGTTCTCCTTTCACAGGTCAGTAATGAGTGATAGAAAAAACGGCCTGATAGCGGGGCCGTTTGCGGGTGGTGTCCGGGAAATTGTAGTCGGTGACAAGGTCGCAGGAGACCACTTCCGGCAGGGTGTCGGCAGCCTGCATGGCGGCCTTGATCTGCTCGTTGAGCTGGGCAGCACCTAAGGTGCCGTCATGGTCGCAGGCATTGTGGCCGTAGGACTGCACTGCCAGCGTGGCGGTGTAAATGCCCTCGTCGCAGCCGGAGCCGGTCTTTTCCAGGACACAAAAATTGTCGGAGGGGTTCTCCGGCACGGACATAAAGCAGGGGAAACCGTTTTCCCGCAGGTAATTCAGGATGATTTCTTCGATCATTTCAGGGCCTTTAAAATGGAATTGGTGTCGGCGTTCTCCTTGCGGGCGGCATAGCTTTCCGCCCGGACTTCCGCCACGGCACGGGTGGGTGCGGTGTAGTACACGGCTTCATACCCGTCGCCCAAGCGGCTCTGGGCCGCAAAGGCAAGGCGGTTCAGGCCGTCGGCCAGTTCCTTGCTTTTCAGCAGCTTGCCGACGCCTTTCTTGTTCAGCCTGACCTTGACGTTATTCAATCCGTTCCACCTGCACTTTCTTGTTCCAGGCCAGAGGCACAAGCGCCTCGATGTACTGGGAGGCACCGCCGTACACTCGCCATTTCTGGCCAAAAAATTCCACGGTGCAGCCCTCCCAGCGGTGAGCGTCGCCTTTCGGGATGCACAGCTCGTAGGCCACCCGGCGGCCCGTAAGCTGCAGGTCGGTGACCACGGCGGCATTGTCCACCGGCGTGATGAGCACATTTTCCACCGTGACCGGTGTTTCGGTGTAAACCGGAGCGTGAAAAGCATCCTCGCCGGTCTGGGTGCGCTCATAGAGGATGACGGGGATGCCCTTAATCAGAGCCATAGGGTTCGATCACTCCCATCCGCTGACGGCGCAGGCCCAGCCGGGCCAGCTCCGATTTTTTGATGAACAGGCCGCCGCCGGGCACCAGAAAGGACCCGGACGCCGAGTAGCCGCCGGCTGCCTGGGTGATCTGGGTCATAGGCTCCTGGTTCGTGCTGGTCATCAGGGTGCGGGCGGCCACATCCACGGCCACGCTCTTGGCCACCATGGCCAGCGCCGGGTCAGCGGCCACCAGTGCGGGCAGGTCTTTGCCTGCCTTGCGGGCCTCCACGTCCAGGCTGGCCGAAATGATGTCCAGCAAGGGGGATGCCCTTGCCTGCTCGGCGGCAGTCATGGGACGCCACAGAGCGGTCATGTCCTCCACAGTGGCATAGCTCATTCAGCAGCCTCCGGTTTCTCCTTGGCGGCAGCCTTGGGTTTGGCCGCCTTTTCTGCCTTGACGGGCTCCCAGTCCCCGCCGGAAACGCGGCAGGGCGTCTCGATCACAGCGCCGGTGCGCTTGTTGCGGTACAGCATGGCGTGTCCTCCTTAGGCGTTGGCCTTGATGTGGGCGAATGCGGACGGATCCAGGATGCCCCAGCCGATGTAGGCCTCGCCGCGCAGGTATACCTGGTTGTGGCCCTTCAGGTCACCCAGATCCGCATCGTTGTCGGGATTGCCGTACTGGATCACCTCAATGGGCATCTCCTTGGCGTAGCCCCACTTGAAGCAGTTGGTGAAGTCGCCCACCAGCGCACGGTCCAGGCTGGAACCGGCGGACAGGTTGGAGGTGGATTCCACCCGCAGGCCGTTCACCTCGCCGGGGTTTGCGCCCCAGGCCAGCTGCGGGTACAGCTTGGCACCGTCGGTAGTGGTCTGGGCCGCCAGAGCGCTCTTGAAGCTGGGGGCCAGCACCATGCCGGTAACGTCCCGCTCCGCGCCCTGCACCAGGGCGATGGCGGCCTCCACGTTGGTGTCAGGCTTGTCGGAGGCGGCAATGGTCACGGCCTGGGTGACCTTGCTGTCAAAGTGGTTGGTGCCGATGACGCCGGACGCAGAGCCGGTGCGGGGGTTGATGCCGTGGAAGGCCATGAGGTCCAGACCCTTGGCCACCTTCTTGGCAAAGCCGTCCGCAAAGGCGCTCAGAACGTCCATCTGGGCGTCCTCGGAAGCGTACAGGAACTCGTCGGACACGCGTGCACCATACTCGATCTTGATGGGCACGATGGTGATGGGCTCCACGGTCATGCCGCCCTTGCCCTTGGCACCGTTTTCTGCCACGATGTCCACTTCCTTGTCCAGCGTGAAGGTGAATTCCTTCTGGCCGTTGAAGGCGATGGGCGTTGCGCCGCAGAGCTTGGCCAGCGCGGACGCGCCGGTGGTTTTCTGGATAAAGCCGGGGATCAGCTCCTCCGGGAACAGGGAGCCTTTGCTCAGAATATCTGCCATGATGTGTTCTCCTTTACTCGTTGTTCATCAGCTGGTTTGCGAAACTGCGCCAGGCGGCCTTTTTGCCGCTGCCGCTGGGGTCGGGGTCGCCGCGCAGGGGTGCGGGCGGGGTCTTGGGCTTGATCAGCTGCAGCAGGTTCTGGGCGTCCTTGCGGATGTCCTCCTCCTTGGAGCCGGTCAGGCGGCCCGCCAGGTCGAACGGCAGGCCCACCTCATGGGCAACGCGGGTCTTGAGCGCGTCCGTCTCGTAGGTCTGGCAGCGGGTGTTCAGCTCCGCCACCTGCCCGGCGAGGGCCTCGTTCTGGGCCTTGAGGTCGTTGTAGTCGGCGTAAGGGGCCAGCCTGTCAGCGACAGCGGCCTCAAACGCCTCCTGCGTGGTGATGGGTTCAAATGCTTCTGCCATGGAATACCCTCCTTTATGGCAACAAAAAAACAGGCCCGGGTGGCCTGTTAATAGCGGATGCGCTGCCGGCGCTTGCCCTTGCCCTCGGCGCACTGCCAGTGGGCCAGGATCACGCTGTCCAGCAGCTCGATGTGGCCGCCCTCGGTCAGAGAGCGGTAACCGAAGCCGCCGTTGGAGCCGATGGCCCGCTTTTCGCAGTTGGAAGCAGCCTGCGCAAGGCCGGGCTGGCCGGCATGGCACAGGGCTTGCGCAAAAAGGGCCTGCTCGAAGGCGGCGTTGGCGGTGATGACCTGCTTGACCGTGGGCAGCACGGGGGACCTGAGGTGGGCGGCCTTCATGGCGTCGGCCAGAAGCTGCTGCCCGCTGGCCCCGTCCACCGCCACGGCGGCTAGGTCGGCTTTGGATAGAAAATCAAGAAGCCACCCGCTGCCGTCCCGGGTAGGATGGCAGCCGATGGCTTCCACGAAGATAGCGTTGTCTTTGGTGCGGCACGCAACGGCCAGCGCACAGCTGGTGCCGTCGGTGCTGAACTTGATGCCGGCATACAGCTTGCCGGTGAGCTTGGGCAGGGTGTCGGTTTTCAGTTCGTCCCACTCTGCCCGGCTGATGGCCGATTTGAGGTTGTACCGAAGCCACAGCCCCAGACGCTGGATGTTGAAGTCGATGGGGTCATCGCCGATCTCATCCGCCACACTGCGCTCGGTGAAGATGGTGCCGAGGCTGGGGTTCGTCTGATACCAGGCCTCCACGTCGTGGGGGTCGGTCTGCTGCTCCACGCTCCACTCGGCCCAGCCGGTGTTCTGCGTGTCGCCCCGCAGGGCGGCGTTGCGCATTTTGAGGAACACCGTGCCGGAGGACACCGGCGTGGGCGGGGTGCCGCAGAACAGGGTCTGCGGGTTCTCGCTGTCAGTGACCACATACTTCAGGGCACTGGCCTGATCGTCGGTGTACTCCTGGGCCTCGTCGATGACCAGCAGGTCAAAGCCCTCGCCCAGGCCGCCCTTGGAGGAGCGGGTGCGGAACTCGATGCGGCCCTCGCCCTCTTCCAGCTGGATGTGCTCCCGGCCCACGGCCTGAATGGATTTATAGGGGATCTTGGCCTTGTCCAGCAGGTGGCACAACCGCTCCCAGGCGGCCCGGGAGGTGGTGGTGCGGTGGGCGGTGTGCAGGATGCTCTCGCCCTGCTGCAGGCCGTACAGCTCCCGGATGGCGGCGATCTCGTTCTTGCCGTTGCGGCGGGGCACGGCATAGCCGAACTTGGTATGCACCCACAGATCCTCCTCGTTGCGGGCAAGGATGTCATACAGCAGCAGCTCCTGCCACTGCTGGGCGATGCGCCCGGTGGAGTTGTACAGGTCGATGGCGTCCTGGCCGAAGGTTTTGGTGTAGGGCAGCACCACGGCGGCAGTGGGCGTCTGACGCCCCAGCCTTGCCGGGGCTGTCTGTTTTCGCGTCCGCGGCATGGTGGGCTGGGTTCCTCCTTTGCATGAAAATGATGGCACCGTTTACTGGAATCGAACCAGCGACCTGTGGTTTTGGAGACCACTGCTCTGCCAACATGAGCTAAAACGGCATGAAAAAAGCACCGTGCATTTTTTGCACAGTGCTTGTGGGTGCTGGGAAAGAGCTTACGGCTTAACTTCCACGCTGGGCAGGATGTCAGTATGGAAATAGAGCTTGTAGTGATACGGATCGGTATGAGTGCCGGTGATGTCCTCCACCACATACATGGTGTAGTCGTTCAGATAGATGTAGTTCTTGCGATAGGTATCGGGGCCAATTTTCACTGTGCAGACCAGCTCATTGTTCGAGTTGTTGGAAATGGACATGTAGCCCTCGGCTTCCAGAATGACCTTATCAGTGCGGGCATTGTAGACGGTGATCTTACGCTCGCTTTCAAAGTAATCTGCCTGCTTGGAAATGTTGGCGTTGGCCTTATCTGCTTCCGAACAGCCGCACAGCAGGATGGATGCGACCAGTGCAAGGGCGAGAAGAATCTTTTTCATAGGGTTCTCCTTTCTGATTTTGGGTAAAAGAAAACCACGGTGCGTGTGCATCGTGGTTCAACAGCATGAATTTATTTTTGACAGAGGATTTTATAAAGATCTGCCTGGTAGTTTTTTGGCGCTTCTTTGGCAGGGGCAGGTGCTGCAGAAGCCTCTGACTTTCCATACTTTGCGTAAAGCTCGCGTCTTTTCTTCAAAAATTCCTGATGAACAATCTGCATCCGGTCATTTGCCAAACTGTCACGTCGTAGGCCGTGTTTTTCCTGCTCAGCTACAGCTTCCTGT